TGCAAGATCGGCTGCAGTTAATCCTTTTACCTCTCTAGCTAGATTTCTATACTCTCCAGTAGCCTTATTAGCTGCTTTTTGAGTTATTTCTGTATTCCTTGCAAACTCTGTAATATCCTGATTAAGCTTGAATACATTTCTAATTAAGCTAGCTACTATTATAGTACTTAGTGATTTGAGTACTATACCGGTCTTTTCGAGATTGCTTTTATTTTCATTTAAGTATCCCGAAGCTTTCCTCCAAGACGTAGCTATGTCTTCTATAGCCGGGCCTATTAATGGAATACTTCGTGTAAGATTAGATAAACTTTCTATCCAGTTTGATGATCTATCAATCTCTCTGAATTTTCTCTCAATTAATACAGCGCTCTTATATAGGTCCTCTGTAACTTCTAAACTATCGGTAAGATGTGCTGCAATTTTGCTTAATGCTCGCTGTTGATCTGCTGTAGCATTCGCCATAAGGCCCTGCAGTGCTTCTAACTGTTTCTCTAACCCTAATCGCTTGGTCTGTAGTTTATCGATTTGTTTAAAGAATGCAGTTTGCTTTTGTTTGCTTTGAAAATCTTTTTCAGTAAATTCGGAGATCTTTTCAGCAATGTTTGCAAGATCTAATTGTCTCTCTACAGCTACTTTAGCCTGATCCGCAAGATCTGCCTGCCCCCTTGCCGCGTCATTTATTGCACGCTGCATCTCGCGATAACGGACCTCAACTCCCCGTGCTAAGTCGGTTATTTCCCTAAGTTGTCCTGGATCAAGATCTGCCATTCTATCTTTCTTTATAAATAGAAAGGCTTCTATTTTTTAGAAGCCTTCACTACGTAATCGGGAACTTTTATTGCGGTAGGTTGACCGCTTTTAATATTCTGTTTTGTTTTTTCGAGGATATCGCCCTCTGACTGAGCTTCCGGTGGGTTGTTAAATTTATAGATCTCTTGAAAAGTAAATCTTCTTAACCAAATTGGCATATTGTAGACTGTATGCCAATCGTAACCACCGTTCCCGTGAAATACAATTTCGTGTATCTGACGGAATAAGGCAGCTCTATAATCAGAGGTCAGGCCAAAAAAAGGAAATCCCGATAGGTAGGTCTGTTCGAACCTCACTACCATCTTTAGTTGTTAATGTAGTTGATAAATCAACATCTGGAGATACTTGCTGATAGTATTTTCTTAATGCTCTAGCATCACTAGCAAGCAAGTAATTATTTACAAAATTACGAATATCCTCTTGACCGGTATTACCGTTTACTGAAGTAATCATCCTGGCTAGTCGTGAAGTAGCTTCATTAGAGATATTTTTGTTTATCTTCTTTAAGCTCTCACTCTCTGCTAATAACGCTTTTTCATCTCCGTGAGTTAGTAGCTTGAATACTACTTTATTTTTACTATTTGGCAACTCAAAATTAAAAGAATTTTGACCTGCTACGTATAGAGTTTTATCGAGTTCTTTAGAGTTAAACATAGATAAATCTACCACTTGTGTTTCTCCTTCGTATTCGAACTCATAATCTTTTCCGTACGCAAGTATTCTAGACGCTATCATTATAGCATTTTTATCGCCAATTAATAGATCATCAAAATTAAACTCTGTAACTACTAAAGATCTTAATAACCTGTCAATCGAAGTACCATCTCTCAAATAGTTTGGATTTGATAAGATATCTTCTTCTTTTGCTGTCATGTATTTTATTTCTACTTTTCCCGAACTTAGTGCATGTCCTTGTGGGTAGAGGAGTCCCATTGACGGTAAGTCAACAGTCTCTGTTGGTAACTTAAATTCTGCCATACTTTTATTTTAAATATATGAATATAAAAAAACCTGATCCACTTAAAAATGAACCAGGTTCTTCTTACCGTAATAACGGCTTTTATCTTTTCATTCTCTTTGCTAGACGGCCCATGCTCTTAGCATCTTTTTTAGATTTTTCTGAAATCTGTTTCATTCTTTCAGATAAACCGTCGTAGAGTTCTTCTAGTTCTTGGATGCTATCAATACCTTGTAAGAATTCCATAATCTTTGTATCCTTAGCAGGTGCATCAGTTACTACCTCTTCCCCTTCTTCGACCTCTCCTTCGGTGACTTCTTCTTCAGATACCTCTTCTGCATCCATCATACGATCGTCGTGATACATTTCTTTAACTATAGCTGTTTTTAATCCAGCTCTTTCCATTAATAAGTCTCTAGTAATTTTTTTGTTGTGAAACATGGTGTATAAGTTTTAAAAGTTTAAATTAGAAATCAAGAATACAGTAATCGTAATCAACAGTCATTGTAATCTCCTGGGCAGCATTTTCGGTATCGAAATTGAAATCCCCAAAGCTTGCATTTGTGATAAATGCTCCTACGACTACCCACTGACTGACTATATCACCTACTGGGCCAATAGCCTGGAAAGTTATATCTTTTTTATAGAAGTCCGAATATCCGTCTCTACCGGTGATTGATTCGTGTGATAATCTCACCCATTCCATTACTGCTTGAGCTCCTGAAGGTGTGATAGGGTCGAACAAGGTAAAAGTAATTGGCTGCCAAATAGTCTTACCTTTTACTTTTCTGTAGATATTCATGTGATTTAAGGTTACAACCCCCTGCTGCACTTCGACAGCTCCCATTCCTTTGACAAGATACGCTGGGATACCTTCTACCTTAACTATGAACCTATTCTTCTGTTTAGGTTCAAATTGGGTGAACATTATTTGATTTGGATCAAGTAGTGGCATATTCTATGAATTTATTATAAATATGTGTTATTGTAAATTAGGAAGGAAAAGTTGCTCCAGTAGGTAGGACGTTGAAGTCTAATATTACAAACTCAGCTGTCCTAGTAGGTTGTATGTAGATTTGACCTACTAATTGATTTCTATCAATTACATCAGCCGTGTTGTTAGTCTCATCCATTACTACTCGGAATGCATATAAACCTTGACGCTGTTGTATATTCTGAAGATATGGATTTACTCTACCTAAGAAGGATAATCTAGTAGCATCGCTATTCTGCTCAAACACTAAAGTATTAGCAATTTGACCAATATACGATTTTAATTCAATTAACAATCTCCTTACATTCACCCTATCAAGAGCAGATGCTTTTTTCTGTAAAGTCTTTTGACCATATACAACTACAGGGTTGTTAGGGAATGTTGCTATTGGGTTAACATTTGCCGTGTAAAGTGCATCTCTATCGTCGGAAGTTAATTTTCTTTCAACAAAAAGTACGTTACTTAATGCACCTCTATTTAACCCTGCAGGTGCAAACCACGGTGCAGATACTTTATCACTGTACGCATAGACGCCTGGGATCAAAGTTCCAGCAGGTACCCAGACTTGTTTACCTACTGCCGGGTCTACGATTCTTAACCAAGGCCAGTATGTAGCTGCATAAGAATTATCTAAACTTCTTGCCCTATTGATAGTCGCTGTCTGCGATTCCCCGTAGTTAGATGGATCCACAATCAAAATAGCATCCCCTCTGTTCTGAGTATTTATTGCAGCAGTTGATAACTGCGTGGGTGCATTCTGTAGAGTTAAACCAGGTAAACTTAAGATATTATACTTATAGTCGTCTTTATTGGCAAGCAAAGTTAAAATATTATCGTAATCCGATCCAGCTAATCCTTGAATATTTCCAGTAGTTACCTGATCGTACATTGCAATAGCGGTTGATATACTACCTACAGCTCCTCCGAAAGACCCAGAAGATACTACGGGTAAAGATGCACTATATATCGATCTTGGGTTACCGCTATTGTCAAAATAGTTTGGAGTTGTAGTTACAGACTTAACTCGTACATATCGGCTAGTATTTAAATATGTACCGGTTGTTACAATTTGTCCGCCGCTAAGTACTTGGTTCTGATCTCCAATAACTTTCGATATAAAATTATCTGCATTTGGATCTAGCGATAAATCTCTAAAAGTTTCAAGAACAATCTTGCTGTTATTTGTATCATCCCCTCTTCGAACTAATAACGTAAATGTACCTCAGCTTGTATTTGAAGTTGCACCCTCCCATCTAACGTTGTCTTTAGATCCCGTAGCTAATGCTTGATTAGAATCAAGAGAGGAAGAGCTATTCAT